CATCGCCACCGCTTATAGTCGTTCCTACACGCTCTAGCCGCGATTCTACAGCGATTCCTCGGAGGTTATTTTCTATTTTCGAATTATGCATCATCTAAATCATATTGTGAGTATATTCGTCCATCTTCAGTTTCTTGTCCTGTAAATAAATCTAATTTGTCTTCAGGTAATGACTTATTAAAACTATCTTTAATTAACTCTACTGTCATTGCATGTCTTTTTGTACCTTTAATATCTACTTTATGTCTAATACTACTAATTAGATAACGACCTGTTAAGTATGGGTCATTATCTTTATCAGAAGAATTTTTAACTGGCGAAAATGATGGGCTAGTAAAGTGTACGACTTCACCAACACTAATTCCTGTAAATCCTGGTACTTCTATTTCTATGACAATAGATGAGAGAGCTGCCTTTTGTGACATTCTTTTTTGTGTGACTTTATCTCGTCCAAGATAATTATAATTGTCGTGTGTCTTATCGGTTTCTGACTCTAGTAAAAGTGTTCCTTCTTTGAAATCTGATACAGTCTTACCCTTACTGTAATTGAAAAATGGTATTACTCCGTTATCACTCTTACTTTGTCCGTTATAGTCTTGTTCTAAATGATTCTCTTGTCCGTAATTTGTATGATAATCAAAGTCTATTTCTGTAAATGTTTTATTAAAAGAATCATGTCTAATTGAACGACTAGCAAATGTTCCGGCTTTTAAATGTCTTAATGTGTTGAATTGACTTTTTACTATAAAACTAGATACTGATTGTAAACCGTTAATGACATCTCTATTTCCGTCTTTATCTCTGTAAACAACAATTTTAGGAGAATATCTAGCTCTCACTGATCTTGGTGAACCACTCTTATCACAGAACATAGATTCATATGATTTAAAATGAAAACCTAGTCCTGTTTCATAAAATAGATAACCTGCGTTTTGAAAATTTTGAGATTCAGATACTTTACCTACATATTTGATTACGTCTAATGGTCTTATACGAGGTGCAACATATTTTGCTAAAGTTTTTGTTTCTTCTAATACAATATTTTTTTTTGTTTCTAATTCATCTCTACAAGTGGATAGTATAATGTCTTCTGATTTACCTGAAAATGCTTTTGATATTCTTATTTGATCGTTTCTAACTCTTTCCATACTACAAAATTCAAGTGTATATTGTTGCACACGATCATTTAATGCTGTTTTATTTCTCAATCCAGTAATCATCATAGGGTGACCTGACAATACTGAAAAGTCATAACCTCTATCTTCTCCTGGAGTATATAATTTAAATTCTATTCTTTCAAATCCTGTCAATGGTAATAAACTAGATATATTTACACCGTCTGAAAGTTGTATTTCACCTGATAAAAATGGACTTTCTAAACTTTCAAATATGTTGATATTTAAAACTTGATCTGTTATGATTTGACGGTAGAGATTTGGATCTTCATCAAATTGATGATAAGGTATGATACTAACATCAGTGATTATAAAATTACCAGGTCTCTGTATGAGATTATTATTAGCATTAAAATATGGCATAGTTATTATTTAACTAATTTTTCAAATTCCTCTAAAAACATTTGTAAATATGCTGGATTTAATAATTTAATTTGTCGTTTTTCATCTTGTAATCTTTCTTCATATTCTCTATTAGATACTGATTGCGCCCCTACATCTGTAGATAAACATTCTATTTTATGAGAATAGTCTGATGGTCCATTTCCTGTTTGAGGTCCACTTGATTGTGTTTTTTCATAATGATGAATTGAATCTGGATTATCATATTTGTCATTAACATATGCTTCAAAATCTTGTAACGATAAAGGCCATCCGTAATATCTATCCGTAATATTATTTGTCAATAGAATAACCCAATGGTATTGAGCGTCACCAAAATGTAAAAAAGCTATATCTTCAGGTTTATCTCCACTTACAACATCATACTTATCATACAGTGTAGAAGTAGTAAAAGCTTTATCTCTTATTTTAATTCTAGTAAATATATCTGTAAGTATTCTATTATTACCATCGCCTTTAATATCATATAACCCTTTTTTAAAATAACTAAAATAAGTCATTAATAACCACTCGCCGTTGTTTCTTTAGTCATTATTTCAGTCTCCGTAAATGATAATGACATTTTTGATATGACTGGCATTGCACCTTTATCATCACTTTTAAAAGTATTAAATACGCCTTCAGGAGAGTAATCAACTTCCATGGAAGTTAACACACATCTACTTATTTTAGGTAAATACATATTTGCTTTATCTGTGTACATATACATTATTTGAAATTCTGATGGTGTTATTAAAAATTTTTCATCTGATATATCTGGCATCATATGAAACTTAAACAGTTGCATAATTTTATTTACCATCTCAACTTCGTTTCTGTTTTTTGGTGCAAAATCAAAATCAAAATTAAATGATCTAAAAGGAACCGATTGAAATGCCATTTCCATTCTTGGGTTTACTGCTCGACCTGTATTCTTTGAAAAGAAGCCAGCTGCACCAGGAAATGCAACCTCTAAAGAACTCTGTAATATTTGTCTTCCAATAACTCCTCCCGTAGATGCTAATTCTTTTAATAGTCCTTCAGTATCTATTGTCCCTCCTTCTAAAAAAGATTTAACATTATCAATTACTTGTCCGCTTGTTTCTTGTATGTTTCTTAAATTTCTTGTTTCTGCTTGTTCATAAGTTGCTTTATAATCAAATTTTACAGTAGGTGGAGTATATAACATAATAGAATCACCTATTATTGTATGAGTCTTCATATCTTTACCCATACCTGATTTTGTAGGTTGAACTAATGACGTAGCCTTTTCATCTAAAAATCCTTGACTTTTTAATTGACTTAATCTTCTTTTATTAGCAGATGCTCGTGCTTGATTTTCACCTAATCTTACATCTAAACTTTTATTTACTAATTTAGCAGTAGCTGTGTTTCTATTGGTTAAAGTATTTGTAGTTGTTAATTGATTATATATTGTGTCAAATATAATATAATGACCTTCACCCAAATTACTCGTTTCTTCAGGATAAAATAATTGTCCATATTTAAATGGATTGTTTAAAGCAGATAGATGAGCTGTTGGTGAATTATCTATATCTAATGGTGATTTGTCTGCTATCTTAGCAGCCAATTTTTTAATTTGAGTTCCTCCAGCAAAATTATTAACAAGATTACCAGCAGCGTTAGTAATAGCATTACCAACAAAACCACTTGCTTTTTGTTTTAATACACTAGAAACTTTTGATGTCCAAGTCATTTGATTTTCCTTTATATATATTGTATATATTTATAACAGAATGAGGAAGTCATATAAAGGTTTATATCGCCCATCTAACCCTAAAAAATACGTGGGCGACCCATCAAAAATAGTCTATCGTTCATTATTAGAGCGTAAGTTTATGTTACATTGTGACCGTAGTCCTGATATAACTAATTGGGCAAGTGAAGAATTATCAATTAGATACTACAACCCTATTGATAAAAAATATCATTCATACTATCCTGACTTCATTGTAAAGACATCAAAGGGTAAAAAGTTTCTTATTGAGATCAAACCATCTCGTCAATGTAAACCACCAAAGGCACCTAAAAAGAAATCTAGAGCATTTATGCGTGACAGTTTCGAGTATATTAAAAATCAAGCGAAATGGAATGCAGCAAAATCTTATTGTGAAGATAATGGCGCAGAGTTTAAATTAATTACTGAAAAAGATTTAGGTCCATATTAATAATCATAAACTAAATCGACCCAGTTTTCATTTTTTCTATTTAATCCTGATGAGGTCACGTTTGCAACACTGCTAGTATTTTGTGTTTGTACATTACTTAAATTATTTGAAATAGCATTTGTATTATTAATATTAGTCTTTTCTTCTTGTTTTAACATTTTATCAGCATAACTACCAGGTTTAATTTTCAAATTTTCAGGTCGTTTTGTAATAGGTAAAAAATCTTTTTCTATTTGATCTACAGTTTTTGCTTCTCCAAATTTTATAACATTTCCTCTACTATCTAAAAATTCTGGTTTTTCTTTTGTACTTTCCCTAATATTAGTTGCCTGACGTATATTACCAGCTTTCTCTTGTTCTAAAGCTTTTTCTTCAACATTTTCTTTAACCTTATCACCCGCCATTTCTATTAGTTTTTTAATACCTAATGCACCAGCAACAGCCAATAATCCTATTAATACTTTCTTATCAGTTAAAATTCTTAAAATATTGACTGCAACAAGTGATAATCCTGTTACAATTTGTCTTCCTATAACTTTTAAATATTTTCCCATACTAGTAACTATTGGTCCTAATAATGTTTTAAATATTTTCAAAGGTTTTAAAATGTCTAAAAATATGTCTTTTAACATTATAAGTGGATCAAAAAACGAACTAATGGTACTTGTAAACTGATCAAATATATTTAATATGATGTTTGGTGTAAAACTTCTCACACCTTCTCCTGCTCTCTGTACACCACCACGAAATCTATTAAACATTCCTTCACGTGGCATATCTTCCTGATTTTTAATATTTAAAGTTTCTGTTAATTTTGTTTTTGATTCTTCTAATTGTTTTAGTGTCGAATAACTCTCACTAACAAACTTTTTCTTTGTTTTTATTTCTTCCTCTGACAAAAATCTACTTTCTTGTAATTTTTTTTCTTCTTTATCTTTTTGTTGTTGTAGTTTGTTTATATCAGATATTGTTTTTAACAATTCATCATTTTTTAATTTAATTTCTTCTCTACTTAAATAATTAACATTACCTGTGACAGTATCTATTTCTGCTTTAGCACCCTTTTCTCTTATCTCTATTATTCTTTCTTCACTCTTTTTAAAGTTATTTTGTCTTGTATTTAAAAAGTTTGCTAAATCTTTATTATATTTTTTTAAATCTAAACCTAAAATTTTTATTATATTTTCTAACTTATTTAATGATATTTTAAATTTTTCGACAGATCCTGTTCTTATGTCATCAGATATTTCTTTTATCATTAATGGTATACTTGGAACAACTGATTTTGCTGCGCCTTCTACAGATATTCTTGTTTTGCTAAAAATTGTTTGCGCTATTTCTTCAATTAAATTTTTAAAACCAACTGGTGCTCTAGGACCTTTATCAGGTCCTCTAGTATTTAATTTTACATTTTCTTCTACTATATCAATTGTGGGTAATGCCATTATTTACCTTTTGCTTTACTTCCTGTGTATAGACCAAACCAAGCCGCTCCAGCACCAACAACAATTGATACTAAACCACTCTGTTCCATAGTAGGTCCTTCTAATGCCATATACCATATTACTACTTTGTATAGTAAGAAAATATATGTAGATATGAATACTCTTGGGAATATTCTCCAACTGTCTACAGCTCTTGCCAGATGTATTAGTTTCGCATATGGATTTACACCTAAGTCCTTAATTGAAGTGTCAACTTCTAAATCAACACTAATCTTTTGTTTTGGTTCTACAACCTTAACTTCTTCCATTATTTCTCTCCTCTTCGTCTTCTTTCATTTTCGTCTTTTATGAAATTTGTTAACAATGACACATATATATCCCTTTCCCAAGGTATCATATATTCAATTTCACTTAATGAATATTTATGATGTTGCATCAATGCAAAATTTGTTTCAAAATATGCCTCTAGGCTGTTATGAGAGAGGCCTATTGAAAAAAATCTTTAATACCCCTTAAAGTTATTTTACTTTTTACTTTAGTTTTAGGGTTTTCTATTTCAATTTCGTGCCTTAACTGTGGCATCGTATCAAAAAATATTCTTATTTTTTCAAATGTTTTTTGTGGTAAACTTTCGATAAAAGTTTTTAATTCTTCTTTTGTACTATCTTTAGATGGATAAATCTTATCTCCCTCATAGATGTAATCTATTGTGTTAGACATTATATTAAATAATGAATCAGCATCAATATTTTCTACATCAAAACCAGCCTGTGTCATCTCTAAAGTAGGATAATTAAAAACAATTCCTAATTTTTTATTTTCATCAATTAAAACATTATTATTATGTTCATCATCTATTTGTACATTAACTTCAGTTAAATCTAATTCAACATCTACATATGTTTCTTTATCATCTGGACATAATATCTTAAACTTTGAAACTTCTCCAACTGACTTTGATCTAATTTGTAAAAAAATATACTCAATGTCGAACAGTGGTAATTTATTTACATCTATTTTATCAAAAGTACAAGCTTTTAAAATTTCTTTAGTTGCAGAAATAATTTCTTTATTGTCATTTGATTCCATTGCAATCATCAAAACTTTTTCTTCTTTGACTAGAAATGGTCTAAACGTAATAATAGTATCTGTAGATGGTAATGTTAATTCATATTTTGGTGTTTCAATTATTGGTAACGCCATTGTATCTCCTTATTATATTATATTATATATTTAGTGGTGGTATTCTAAATGGTGGGAATACTCTACCACCAGTTACTCTGCCTATTGGTGCCTTTTTCCTCAATTCATTCAATACGTCACGTCCTGCTCTTCTTATCTCTGGTGGTAACATACTAATTAATCCACCAAATATACCACCAGCTCTTTTTACTGTTGGTTGTTTAAATTCTGATTGTCCTATATCTACACTTCCAGCTCTATCTAAAAAGAAATTAACCCAATATCTAAAACTAAATGTAACAGTAAAAGTTTGTATCTCATTAGCATCATGGCTAAATGTAACTTCACTGATAGTTTTTGGATAGCATTCAAATAGTCTAACACCATAAGTTATATCATCTCTTTCATCTCTACTAGCGAAACTACCTAGAGCAAATATGTCAAGTGGTGCAACATAATCATTATAGTAATTAAAATTGTGTGTAGTATTACTAAATGCTGCTTTTTGCCACATTTCAAAAAATGATCTTTCTCTCATAAATTTGTCTGTCATAAATGTTGCAGTAATCTCTGGTGAAGTATAATCATAAACAAATTTTCTAGTAGGACCATTATGTTTAATTTCTTTTTGTACACCTTCTCTACTTGGCATTGCTATCTCTCTACAAAAAGCTTGTACTCGTCTTTTTTGTTGATCTTGGTTCATAGACCTTAATTGTGTATCANTAGAAAAACCTTGTAGTTCATCATTGTTTTGTACAGAACCAGGAGGACCTCCTACAGCAACATTTGAAACTCCCTTTGGTAAAGTAAAGTTTACATAGAACCTAGCTTTTCTTTGAAAGCCTTCAGCCTCATTGACCATGGCTTGAAATCTACCCATTGTAGTTTC